ATCGGATACTTCACCAGAAGTAGTTATTGTAGTTGCTGCTGATACCATTAGAAAAGAACATCTAGTATTAGAATTGCGTGATAGTAGTGATAAAATAATAAAACTAAAAACTAATAGAAGTTATAGTGATCATAGAGGAAATCAATTACCGGATCACAAATTGGGTAGATTTAATTTTAAGCCTGGATTTAAAATAGAAAATTTAAAAAGTAGAGAACCAATAACTGTTAAATTTTTCATTCAAATAGGAAAAAAGAAACACGAATGTAAAGTTGGCGGTAAAGATTCGTTTGTCATCAAAGATGTGTCAAAACGTTGGATCTGTACCGCCGGTCGTGTTAGATTAGATCCTAAGAAGTAAATTGTTTATTACTTTTCCTCTAATTTCGATTCAAGTAATTGTACTTTAACCGAAAGTTCTTGTACTGCTTTAATTAGTGGAGCAATAAACTGATCATATCTTAGTCCTTGTTCGGAATCCGGATTTTCTTTATCGCCAAGTATCCAACCACCAAAGTCAACTCCTGCCGCATCGGCGGCAACCTTGACTTCTTGTGCGATCAATCCCCAATGCGTCCTTTCGCCAGGTTTAGGAACAATTGTTACCTTAGAAGAACCATCTTCCTCTATTATATCATTTCCATCTTCATCTTTTACCTTTTCCACTATATTTTCACCAACATTCCATTTATAGGAAACTGGTCTTAAAGATTTAATAAATTCAAGACCTAAAACTGAATTGGTTATAAGATGTTTTTGTCTAGCATCGGAGGTCTGTATTGTTCCATTAACTGCATAGACGACTTTCCAACGATTGCTACTAGCACCTAGATCAAGTGAGTTGTCACTATTGGGCGAAAATGCTGGTGTATTGTTTAATGCTATTCTATTTACATTAGCGGTTCTAATTTGAATCTGCGACGACTCGACCGTTCCGATGCTAAGATTTCCTGTACCTCGATGTATAATTTCCGAAGAACCATTTGCAGTGGAATTTCTGATTATCCTCAATCCATAATCTGTATAAGTAGCATCTCCAATTAGATCTATATACGAACCGCCGTCACCTGTTCGTCCATTGCCAATTTGAAGATAGCAAGGTTGTGTACTTGTATTTCCATCTCCTATGTTAAGTCCCGGCCCTGCGTGTCTTAATGACAAAACTCCGTTGTCATCTATTCGCATTTTTTCTGCTGCATCAACATCAAACGACACATAAGAACCAGTGCCAGCATTTCCAGGATCTGCTTGAATGACAATCGAACCCGTAGCGGCTGTATTTGCACTGATTGATGAGTAAATACTAGCACTAGCACCATCACTATCTTCCAATCTTATTCTAGGTTGTGAATGTTTTATGTGTAAAACCTCGGAAGGACTAGTTCCTATACCAACATTACCGCTTGAGTTTATTCTGAATCTTTCTACACGAGTTGTAGAAGCACTAGGTGTGGTCGAAATTGCAAAAAATGTAGGATGACTAGTGGAGGTTGGCGTCGATTCTACGCCAATATTAATAGAAGCAGTATTTATAAATGTCGTTCCATTGCTAGTTGTGCCTGCCACTATGTTTACAGGATTTGTTGAAGTTGTCGTTGCAGATGGAATTGCTTCCGTACCGCCGGCTGCTTGCAGACCAAGGCTACAAGATCCTCCATAACTTCTTCCGAGTAGAACAGTATTGATCGTTTCTCCTGATCGTGTTACTATGGTTTGTGCAACATTCGATACAGTATTTGAAGTATTTAAACAAGCCGTACCATCGGAATTTATGCGGAATCTTTCAGTATTATTAGTTCTTAAACTAATTGCAGCCGCATCTTGTCCAAGTAATGTTAAATCTCCTGCACCTCGGTGTTGTATATAACTGCTACCGTTTGCTCCTCCATCTCTTGCTAATCTCATTCCAAAATCGGTGTAAGTGGTATCACCTATGAAATCAATATAACTCTGTCCACTTCCTGTTCTGCCATTTCCGATTTGTATTAAACAAGACTCTGTACTTGTGTTTGTATTTCCAACGTATAATTGTGCACCTGCGCCGGTAAGATTAAGATTTCCTGCGAATGTGGCCACACCCGCATTGCTAATATTCCAATTACTTGAGGTCGTCTGTGAAATGGAATATACATTAGTTATTGATTGATCGCCTATATTTAATCCACCACCGAATGTAATTTGATTGCTTCCATTCAGAGAAATCATATTTACATCGCCGGTATTTGCGGCATTTCTGGCAACAATGGCTTGATTATTGGGTATTCTTAAATATCCGGATGAGGCAGGATTTGGTCCTACTGCCACTGCCGTGCTAAATGTTTTTACGCCTGATATTGATTGATCGCCGCTCGTTGTTACCGCATCTGTAATACCGTAACCACTTATTGTTGTAGGTTTAGATTCTATATTTGCAAATGTGTAACCAGTACAGTTCGTTAATGTTCCGGATGTTGGTGTGCCAAGTAATGGAGTTACTAAAGTAGGAGAAGTTGCAAATACTAAAGAACCAGAACCAGTTTCATCGGATATTGCAGAGGCTAAATTTGCGCTTGTATCACTAATTCCATAACCACTAAATGTTGTAGGATTAGTACCACTTGTTACACGACCTTTAACATCGACGGCAACAGATCTATATGTTCCGGCAGTTGCACCGGAATTCGCTAAAGTGGTGACGAAAGATCCGGTACCAGAACCAGTCACATCACCAGTTAAGGTGATTGTTTGATCGCCTGTATTAGTTCCGGAAATTGTGGCTGCTGAAGATACGGTAAGATTTCCTGAAAGACTCACCGTTCTGTCGGCATCATTTACATTGAGTGAAAGTGTTCTTTCTGCCGTCAGGTTTGCACTATTTGTTATTCCCAAGTAATGAGAAGGAGTCGAATCGTCATACAAAAAGATATCACCAAAATATCCACTTTGAGTTGATGAGGTACTCGACGATAGTGCATTAACAAGACCTGCATCTAGTGCTTTAAAAATTGCGTTTCCACTTGAAGTGTCTTTTGTCAATACATGTTCATTTGTTGCGGAAGATACGGAGGTTAGTGCGTTAATAGCGGCTTGCGCAGTTGTTTCTCCTGTACCACCATTTGCTATCGGTAGTGTTCCACTTACTCCGCTAGATAATGGCAGACCCGTACAATTAGTTAATATTCCGGATGTTGGTGTGCCAAGTAGTGGAGTTACTAGAGTAGGAGAAGTTGCAAATACCAAAGAGCCAGATCCCGTCTCATCAGTGATTGCTGATGCAAGGTTTGCGCTTGTATCACTAATTCCATAACCGCTAAATGTTGTAGGTTTAGATTCTATATTTGCAAATGTGTAACCAGTACAATTAGTTAATATTCCGGATGTTGGTGTGCCAAGTAGTGGAGTTACTAGAGTAGGAGAAGTTGCAAATACCAAAGAGCCAGATCCCGTCTCATCAGTGATTGCTGATGCAAGGTTTGCGCTTGTATCACTAATTCCATAACCGCTAAATGTTGTAGGATTAGTTCCCGATGTGACTCTTCCCTTAACATCAACGGCAACAGATCTATATGTTCCAGCAGTTGCGCCCGAATTTGCAAGCGTTAGAGAACCTGATGCATTTGCCGAACCATCGAATGAAACTGACCAAGTTGCATCGCCAGTTACAGAAATATCTCTTGCTGTTGCCAATTTGGTAGAAGTTGCTGAATTTCCGTCTATGCTACCTGAAATTGTGCTTGAAAACGTTTTTGTTCCTGCTATTGTTTGCGTGCCGGTCGTTATTAATCCTCTATTGGTCGCCGATGCATCCGGTATGTTAAATGTATGTGTGCTGGTCGAAGATGAAATATTAAAATCTGTTCCGGAAGTTCCTGTTGCAAATGTTTGTGTCGTTGCGGTTAAACTATTGAGTGATGTTATACCACCTTCAACTGAGGATGAAATGGTAACATCACCAGTTCCTGTATCGATACCAGTTGAAGAAAGTGTTATGCCGGTGCCAGCAATCAATCGTTTAACTACAGCCTGTCCAGAAACAGTATCGTTTAGATCACTTCTTTTGACTTCTTGGTCTTTAATTTGTATCGATTTAATTTCTGTTCTGGACATATTAAAATCCTTTGATGAGATTTGTTTTTATTATTTATGACTTTAACTTTTCGATCTCCTTCTTCAATTCTGCAATTTCAACAAATGCTTCTTGTAGTGCTTTTGTTGAGTTGTTGGCAATTTGCGACAACTCTTGTATGGATTTAATTATAGGCGATATAAATTCGTGATATCTCAACGATTGTTGTGAGTTAGGATCATCTTTATTCGATAGTATCCAACCAGCAAAATCCTCATCATTTTTGCCAATCTGTTCTAATACTTCCTTTACTTCTTGTGCTATTAGTCCATAGTGTGTTCTTGTGCCAGTTTTTGGTGTTATAGTTTTGATTATTTTTCTATTTTCATCTAACAAAGGTTCATCGTTCTCATCTTTTTGCACATCAACTTCATTATAACCTACTTTCCATTTATAACTAACCGGTCTTAGTGCATTTATAAAATTTAAACCAAGAGAAGAGTTTTCTATAGTATGTTTCGATCTCACATCAGAAGTATTAATTGTACCATCGCCGGCATAAACGTCCTTCCAGCGGTAGGTACTGTTACCTAAAGATTGTGAGTTATCAATTTGTGGAACTACATTACCTGCACTTGTGATCCAAAGTCCTTTGGCTTGACTTGTATTTGTAATATAAATTTCACCGTTTCGTGCATATTCATACACACCTCTTATCAATGGTGGGACTCCGAAACTGTCCGTGGGTATTAACAATTCATTAGCCCAAAGATCAAAGGACCATGTAACACCGGCATCTGGACCTACAAATCTTATAGGGCCTTCTCCATTCTGGAAAATTTTTAAATTGCCGTTTATACCAGGTTCTCTTATTATTCTTGCATCAAAATCGGTGCTGTCTTGCGAATGAAAATCTATATAACTATTTCTATCACCAGTTCCTATTGAATTTATTTCAATTCCGCCGGCGCCAGTTAGTATTGTACCTGCGGTTATAGTTCCAGCACTAAAATTACCAGAAGCATCTCTTCTGACTATAGTATTTGCAACATTACTCGCTGTTCCTAATAAGGAATCATTTCCTGAATGCCATATTCTATTCCAAGACTTATTTCCATCATCAGTCGTCGCTCTATAAAACAATGAATTGCTATCATAAAAACTACCAGCAAATTGCATTGAGAAATAATTTGAGGTAGTACTATGCGTACTGCACAATAGATGATACCAATTATTTGTGGTTTCTGGCCATCCTTCGGCGATTGTTGCGGTACTAGTTTCCCAAAATCCGGAATTGACTCTAGTGGTTATATTATCTGCCGTGCTTGATGAAAAGGCAGTATTTAAATATGTAGCAGTGGTTGCAGTTCCTGTCAAATTCGCTGTTATAGTTCCAGCACTAAAATTACCAGAAGCATCTCTAGCCACTATTGTAGAGGCAGTATTCGCATTCGTTGCATTTGAAGTAACAGTGAAAGTTGTTGCTCCGGTTTGATTGGCAGTAAACGATGCAGAACCACTAAGTCCCGTTCCCGAGACTGCAAGAGTGAGTGCGCCATTTCCTATCGTTGGTGTATTGGTTAAATTGTTATAGTTTAAATAGTAAGATCCGGTTTGACCATCTAGTAAATCAGCATTCAAATTTGAAACTAATGTCGTTGATGATACTGATAGTGGTGCGGTACCAGTTGCTACGGTTGAAATTAATTGGTTTGACGATCTTATAGATCCAGATACATCTAACTTTGTACCTGGACTTGCAGTTCCTATACCAACGTCACCACTTGATGTTATTCTTAATCTTTCTGTGCCGGCTCCGTAGTTCCCGCTCCAAAACTGCAAAGCGCCGCTAGACTCGGCAGTTATGTGAAAGTTATTTGAAGAAGTTACGCTACTTCCAATCTGAAGACTACTAGCAACATCAAGATTAGCATACGGAGATGTTGTACCTATACCTACTTTACCATCGGACGTAATCCTAAATCTTTCGGCAAATCCTGTACCAGTTTTAATTACAAGATTATCTGATGTTCCTATTGTTCTAATGGAATTTGTGATGACATCGCCAGAAGATGAAAATCCTCCTGAGTTTATAGTTCCAGTAATATCAATATCGGTTCCCCAGAGTTTTCCTACTCTACTTCCCGATGCACCAATGTCATAAGTTGAATTTGGTATAAATGCCGCATTTGTTCCATTTGCTATGCGCCATTGATAAGCGCCGCCATTTGAACCAAGGTATAACGCTTGTCCAGTTCCAGAATTTAATTGATTTCCAAAAATCTGAGATAATGCGGTACTGGTAGCTCCGAAATTTTGACTATTGGCAGTAGAAGGTATTAAGTGTCCATCACTATCTAGATTCCATTTTGTCGCTCCACCGGCCGCCAGGGCTAGTGTAGTATCTGAGGTAATCTTTCTAGAAAGTATTTCAGCTAGATTGAAACCAGAGCGTCCTATCTTTAATTGATTGTTGAGCAAAGGTAATAAATCGCCGGATGAACCATCGACTCCTTCTATTTTCCAATAGTCGGTTCCTCGTGCTTTAAACTTTATACTGGCATCGTGAGACGAAACAAACGGTACATCGGTAAAAATTCCTAATCCAGAATCCGTATCAAATTCAATTCCGGAAAAACTAGCTTGCGTTGCGCTACCTTGCGATAGAAATAATTTTGAAGGTACTGTGGAATTTGTGCTATGTACGAAAACGCCTAACGTTTCACTAGCAAGAACTGGCAATTCTTGTAATGATGGTGTCGTATCATCACTAACTACAAGTTTATTAATCCCTTTATTTCTGGACATAGTAATCCCTCTGCTACAATGTTATTTGCACTTCTATTTATAGTGCGACAGAAGTGATTGCTTGATATCTAATTGTAGCTGCCCAATGTACCGTGTTGCTTGGATGTCCAACTACCATTACTTGTACATTAGTTCCCGATACTTGTACGAATGCATTATAATCAGAACTGTCTGTGCCAGATATGTTTTGTTGTATACCAACTAAAGAGGTCGCAATTACATTTCTTTTGGCACCGCCCTTTATGTTTATCCAACAATTTTCATCAACACTTACATTCAATCCTACCATATCAACTTCAAACCAAATTGCTGAATTTGCAACACCAGATGGAACATTCGGTAATTCAAAGTTCCAAAGTATTGTTGGTGATGAATCGGTAGTCATTACTGCATTAGTTAAAATGTGATGACCAGATTGTGTAAAGCCTGAATGTGTTTTTAATTCTATTTCGGAAGAATTGATATAAGTTATGGGATTATCCGCAACTAAATTTTTTACATATATTGCTTCGCATTTATTTGAAGGACTTCCTATAGTTATATTATTTGCTAGTTTATCTCCTGTTATACTAGCCGCATCCACTGTTTTGATATCAGATCTTTCTACTGCATGTACATAAATGTCAACTATAGAAAGCCCACTTGGTGCTGAATTGAATATGATTGCATTTCCGACTTTAAAATCTGGTGAAACATTCAAAGTCCAATCATTTCCAAACTGCAAAGGTACTTTATTTAAAAATACTGTCATACCTTCTTCTCTTAATAGTCCAAGATCAGGAGGTAAGAATCCTAAACTAGAAAGATCAAATGTTGTTGTAGTTCCATTCAAAGTAGGCGCTTCTAGTCTTATTCTTAAACAATAATTTCCCGAAACGGCAGGAACGGAAATTTCTCTACCCAAATAAACAATATAAATTCTTTCTGCAACTAGTGGTGGATATGAAAATGCAATTTTTCTTCCGCCTTCGATTAAGGCGTATGCAAAGTTTGGTTCTTGTACTACACCATCACTAATGACTAAGATGGAAGATGAATGTCCAACTTGATATGTTAGTGTAAATTCAGTCGTAAGACCGTCTGGAGAAATAACTTGTTTCTCAAAAACTCCGTATGCTGCTCCCGAACCTAGATACTTTGCCATATTTTAAATCTTTATAATATAATTTAATACTATGTATGGTGGGTTTGCGGAGTAACTTGTTCCGGGTCCCGGTGCAGAAATCTGCCCTGTGGTATTTGTAGATCTACCTAGAGATGTGATATTACTATCTCCAGAAACACCCCCTGTAACCTTTCCTATCTTACCGGTGAAAGAACCAGTTGGATGAGTATGCTCTCCGTTACTTGAGCTATTACCAGTAAATGCAGGAATATTTATTGTATGCTGGTGAGAGGAATTCGTTCCTGGAACAGTACCTCTTACAACATGGTCGTGTGTAGAACCTGTTGTGCTTATTGTCGTGGAAGATAAATTGTGTGTATGTGAAGCACTTTCTGTTGTAGTTGTTACAGTTAAATCGTGATCGTGATCTCCATCATAGTCTGATAAATTGTCTCTCAAATCTCTATCCGCCGATAATCCAAAACTTACCGTTCCAACAACAAAATGATAATCAGTCGATGCGCCTATGTTTCCAGCACGTTCAATATCAATTGTTGAAACTGAGTGAGTATGATTTGCAAGTCCAGTACCGGTTTCTGTAATTGCATCGGCAGCGTGTGTGTGATTAACTGAGTTTATGCTAGTGGTTCCTGATATTCCATGTGTGTGTGCAGGATTCCTGGATGGTAAAATTCCCGAAATTGCTAATTGTTCCGATGATGCAAAAACTTGTCTAGTAACGGCAGATGTATCACCTACATTACCCAGAAGATGTTCATGTGAACCTTCTGATGAAGATGTCAAAAATGTCGTATGTGTGTGTGATGTTGACGTACTATGAGTACCAGAATTTACAGTAATGGCTAAATTTGATCCATTTGATATATTGTGTTCGTGATGATGAGCAGGAACTGCGTGAGTGTGTGAATCGTCGTGTGTATGATCGGGCAATTCGTGAAAATGATCAAACTGTCCGCCGGTGGCGCCGAGAATGTTCGTAGGTGCTGATGCGGATTTGCCGATAGGGATTCTTTGTCTTAAATCTGGAACATTGAAACTTGTTCCGGTAACACCTCCATATTTTACTCCTATAACGCTATACAGTGAAGGATACAAGCTAGACGAATAACTTGAACCATCACATAATAACCATCCTGGAGGTGCGGTTTCGCCGCCAAATTGTATTATACCACCTATAGGAAAACCAAACTCAAGTAATTGTACTCTATCTTCTAGATCTGATATATCAACTCCATCTACAACTCCACCAACCGTTATGTCACCAGTAACGCTTAGTGTGGGTGTTGATATATTTCCCGAATCGATGGTGATCGATTGACCGACAACGGATTCATCAACTTTAATTGGTCCATTTAGATGCAATTCTTTGAATGGATTGGCAGTAGTGCCCAAATCTTTTGGTGACGTTGGAATGATATCACCATTAATACTAAAGTTTGTTGGTGATGTTAAATCTACAGAATTCGATGCATTCAATTTTACCAAATCAACAGGAGTTCCAGAGGAATTTTTTGATCTTAGTGCCTGATTATTGTTGAGTAAAATTTTATTACCATTTACCGCATCATCGGCAATTTTAGTTGAAATGACTGCACCATCTACTAATTTCGCAGTGCTTACTGAATCATTTTGTAGTTCATAGGAACCTACTGAGTCAGGAGGAACTACTAATGCACTTTGATTTGGCGAGTATAGTGCTCTTCTAGAAACTGTAGAGAATCCTAAGTGTAGAATTCTTATTATTTTACCAACAGTAGGAGCAACATCAAATGTTATTCTGTCAAAAATTCCAGAACCTACGGAAGTTTCAGTTAAAGACCAACCTCCATCGACAAACCCCAAGCTATCGCCATCAACTATTGCACCATCTACAGTAACCAATAATGACTTAGAATCTATTGCAGGTTGTGAAAGTGAAAAATTAAACTCGGAGCCTGTTGCGGTATATCTATCGACTACAAAATTTCTAAGATTTTGTTGTAATTGATCTGGACCAACAGAACCCGCAGTAGGAACAAAATTATATGTCGCTTCTCCTCTGTGAAGAACATAAATTTTTTCTTCTTCTTTTGGTGCTGAACTAAATCCAATTTGTTTATTATATAAAGATCCTATACCAGAAATTGTGTAATCTGTTCCTGGTTGTAGAACTTCCCAATTGTCATAATATCCGTGAATTATTTCTACGTTTACATCGCCGCTATCTGCTGGTAATATATTTCCATCGACTGTTATAGAAATATCAGTTCCATTATAATCTACTGCGGTAACGCCATAAGTTCCTAAACTATCAACGGAAGATGGTCCAGCAACTATTAAAAAGTCACCAGGAGCAAATCTGGATAATGCTGCGGCCAAATCCTGATCTGTTGTTGAAATTTGGTCGCCTAAAACATTATTTTCAAAAACTAAATTTGTTGTGTTTTTTACAATTGATCTTGTAATGTATTTCTGTCTAATTACAGTTATGTTTTCTTCATAACCGCCTGGTACTTCTTGTGATAAATCAAAAATTGTTTTTGTGCCATCGGGCACAATATCATCTCTGGTATTTGGGCCAAAAATTAGAGGCGATTTTGCATTTCCTATGTAACTCATTATTTCATCCTTATGTGTTTACGTCTTCTATTAAAGAACTTTGCACATCAAATAAAATACCAGCGGATTCGGATTTAACTTCAACATAATCTCCAGGTTCTAAAACTAGCTTATTACCTTCAATCAAACAAGGCAAAGCACTTCCATCCGGAACCGGTGCACCCTTTACGGTGTATGTTGACACACTAGCAGAACTATCATAAACTCTAACCGAAACTTGTCCACCACCATTTATGGATGCAACGCTAATGTGAATAAAATAGCTAGTCTTGCCACTAGGCGCCGTGTACAACGTTTGCCAAGAAGTGCCAACATCTTTCAAATTTGCATTTTTAAAATTGCTGTTTATTGCCATATATTTTCCTATTAGCTCATCGCTATTGCTCTAGCAAGTAATAATCTATCATTCTCTAGTGTAGAGAAAATTGAATTGATTGCAGAAACTAAATTTGGTTCCGCTGCTGCAATGAAATTAGGATCAGTTTTAATCCTATCGTCCAAAAGATCAAGATCGCCTATGGCAACGCCCAATTCATTTGTCTTTTCCCACCACAGCTTTATAGTAGCATAATCAGGAACTTTAATTTCTGCCATTTAGTTTCTCCAAAACTTGTAATAAAAGATCCTTCATGCCAAATAATTCTGATTTTATATTTTCAACATCTTGCTGTAGATTATTTATCTTGTCCTTTTGTATTTGTTTTTCTAAATTTTGTTTATCTCTAATCTTCTTGGCATTTTGGTGTGCCTGCCAAGAAGATTCATCCACATTTACAATAGCACCACTTTGCATATCTCTCACGAGACCTTCTCTATCTCTAACCTTATAGTATCTAGTCATTATGAATCCAGTGCGATAACTTGAAGATCTTTGACTCTTATTGGTTTAGTAGAATCATTGCCAGTTAATACTAGTTTAACTGCAACTTCACTAAATGGTGACAATAGAGTTTCTTCATATTCAAAATCATTAAATGTATTACTATCTATTGAATTGCCTGGAAGTTTGTTTCCTACAGGAGTCAATTTGATGTAACGTACATTATCGAATTTTTCATTTTCATCCGAACCTGACATTTTTGCAAATGCTTCTACAGATTGACCTTCTTGAACATTTGCCAAGAATCTAACTTTAAGAGCCGTAGCAGGATGTCTTAGAATCATTCTCTTTGTTACATACTTACAAGGTGCAGTGTGTCCAGTTGGCGATTCTGAACTATAGAAATCTTCTATACCCAAAATCGTCACATTAGATGATGCGGATGCCGGATCGTAATCTGAATCATATTTTACTTCAATTCTCAATTTGTAATTTGGCGAAGAATCTATAATTTCACTTATTTTTGTAATTTCATAAGTTGCATCATTTTTGTTATCGGTAGAATTCATAACTTTAACATATTGTCCAGATCTCATAGAAGACAGAACAGATTTACCAATTTCTCTGGCTTGTGTGTATGTTGCTAATCCATCACTCGAACAGGTGATTACATCTCTATAGTAAGAAATATCTACGGAAGTACCTATTCCTGTAAGATCTCCGTCAACTCTCACGGTCATACTAGTTGAATCTGGTCTAGTAACACTGATTAATCTTACGGTCTTCTTTGATGTTCCATTAATTCCTAGCAACATACCAGGAAACAATTCACTCAAAGTCGATATTACTGCATAATTACTTGTCGAGAACGAGTCGCCAGAAATTGAAACAGTTGCATTTTCTGCTACCATAACTTCTTCGTCACCAAAAGACCAAACATCCAATCCCGAACTTGAACAAGTTGCAGTCGGCGATGTAATTGTGAATTTTTTATCCACAGTCAACTGACTAGAAACAATGCTTGTAATTTTCCTTAAATTCTTATTGATTCCGCTTTGTACTAATACATAACCACCAACATGATAGATTGAAGGTGTTGGCACAGATATTGTATTTGTATTTGCGGTTACACTACAAGTTGCCGAATCTTGTTTCCATCCAAAGAATACATAATCCGTTGGATCTGCAATCGTTCTATATTCGTCTATTAATCCAGGATCGGAAACTTTATTTCCGATAATACCAAAATTCGATCTAGAAATGTCCAGAATAGGTGTAATGTTTGGATTATCACTAGACAGTGTTGCTTGTACAAATAAACTCTTTGATGAACCTTCTATATTTCCTGGCGTTGTGATTATTCCAGCTATCGTAGGTTCATTTAAAGTCCATTGTCCTTCGTTTGCAACACTTGCAATCAGTTTAGGTTCCTCGAATATTACATTTTCGCCCGGCTGCACATCTTCAAAATCTGCAACGTCTGGCAAAACATAAGAATTTACATCACTGCCGTGTACGCCTGAACCAGAAGTAATTCTGTAATTATAATTAATTTCAGTTCCTTCGAGCTTCATATCAATTAAATTTGCCGTCATTTCATCGGCTTGAATGTCTGCCGTTGCAAATATCGTAGAACCACCTGCCGAATAATTAGTTTCTGATGCATCTTTTGGATTTCCATTTTCATCAAAAATTTCTATTGAATATGAATCATAGTCCAAAACCGTTACGTCATGATACAATCTAACTGAATCCGAAGACTCGGTGTTAATATATTTTAGATCTATTCCACCAACAGATTCGACCAAGCCACTAATTTTTACTCTAGGTTTTCTGTTGTCATCTACTCTATTTCTCATTCCATGATTTTTGTGGAAAACTTTCAATACATTACAACCTGCTTCCACCTTAAAAGGATTATTCTTTAATTTGTCGAAGGACAGGTTTTCGTTCACCAAAGTTACAATAGGATTTTTACTTATATCAAATTGCGCTTTATGCAATTTAAACATTAAATCTGCTTGTTGATCTGGTGTCCAAGTAGAAGAGTTGGCGGATTTCAAAAACACACCATTGTATGATGCGGTATTTTGTATAATGTCGGCTTTACCCACAATCGACTGTCCGATTCTGGCATACCAAACTTCATAGTCTTGAGTATTTGCCATAACCACTATAGCATACTCAGATTTTTCCTGTAAATATACAGGATAATCAAATTCAAAATAAGTTCCTATAAAACCAGCTTCAAAGTTTGAACTTTGTGGGCCATATCCATCGACAAATGATCTAGTTTTAGTATTCCATTTTGCTTCCGTGTTGGGATCTGAAGAAAATGTTTCAAAAGGTCCATAATGATAATGATTTGTTGTTGTCCAAAATGATGGATCACTTTCACTAACTGTAGGATGTACAGGCACGCTAATATACAATCTTCCTATGTTTCTGCCATTTTGATCATCTATTGGCGTATCACCATCTATATCATTTATTACTATTTGGTTTGGATACAAGTAAGTTTTTGAACCTGGAACTAATTTTGGTCCAGGAACGCCTGCAATAGTCTCTCTGATCTCAACACTAACAGGAATGACAGGATTTGCCGAACCGGATCTATCTTTAAATTGAACCGATCTACTTCCAGAACCAACGTGAGGCTTATTCCTAAAATATAAAGTTACACCAGTTATGAATGCGCCACCTTCATCGGTTATGTTTATCGTTTCTGCTATCGGATCGACCCAACAGACTTTGTTCAATTTATAACTATTTTCCGTGCTAGTGCTTATGGTTTTTTCAAAATTGTCATATTCTGTCGATAATTTTGCACCACGAGTCGAGAGTATGGTTTCTTGTCTCTTTTCTATCAATCCTTTACATTCAAATCTGGCAGAGCCTGAGGACTCTGAATCGGATTGAATGTTTTGTGCGCTGTCTATAAATTTTATTACTTTAGTTCCTGTCTTAAAGCTAGGATTATCGGAAGAATCCTCCAAAACTTTACCCGTAGAGGTATAGATTGGTTTACCATCAGGAATGTGCAGATAGCCGGTTATTGTGCCTGTGCTATCGGCAATTAATGGAAAATCGCCGGATGCATTTTTATCTCCGATGACCGGATTAAAATAGACAACATTAGTCGAAGAGCTTGCACTTCCGGAAACCACCGGAAAACTATTCTTCACACTTTCAATTAATTCATCTCTAACTTTAAATGAAACAGGTCTTTCGACCTTAGACATTACAATTTCTTTACCGGCAGATGAAGGTATACAGAAATGTGTTACTGGAATGTTATCAATAAAAGCATATACTCTGACATTTGGCTTAAATCCATTTAATGTAAATTTAACAATTTGACTTCTACAAAATTCTGCAAAATTAATTTCTTTAACAGATTCGCCAATTGACTGATTAATCACGCTAGGTGTGACCTTTAGTTTAACGCCACCCCTTGCTGTCGTTTCTTTACTAGTAATAGTTCTTTCGCCCTGAACTTGTAATCTTGGATACTTGTTCTGTGGCGGTGTAGTTCTACCATTAATATATTTTTTTAATTTTTTAATCTCAGTTTCAATTCCTTTTATCTTATTCGATAATCCTTTCTTTTCTTTCTGATCTTTAGAACTTGCGAGTTTGCCCCTAAGCTGTTCTAGATCTCTTTCTCTTCTTTGTAGATCCGACTGCTTCTTCATTCTATTATTCAGCCATTGCATCTGCTGATTTGGTCTCATTCCATTACCAAACGCTGGACCAGGAAGAGGCGGTGAAGTAATAGCGTCAATTTCGGTTTTTGTTCCAACTACATTAGTACTGAATTGAGTAGCATCTTTAGTGTATACAGTTCCCAATCCTTCGGAGAGATTCGTCAATGCATCGGCCAATCCATTATCAAAGTTTACGGATAAAGGTTCTGACTTTTCTGTATTTTTAAATTCATCCGATTCTGGTTCTAATTTTACCTGTCCAACAAATGTAACTACATCGAATGGATTAATATTAATAAAATCGGAAGCAATTCTTTGTGATACGGACTCCACACTTTCATATGGTAACATAATCAAATCATTTTTCATCGTGTAACCGATTTGATTTCTTTCCACATTTCCTGCATTACCGCTAGAAATTTCTGTAAACCCTAGAGGATTGGTTTCATATGACTGAACTTCTTTCAATTCAATCATTCTTTCTACAAATGCAGGTCTCAACTCACCTTCTTTAGGATCTACTGCACAACTATAATCTTCATTCTGTACATCACCTACCGCATGTCCTCTGAAGTTATCTACTAAAAATCCATTTTTAAATCTATCGTTGCCGTCTGCGTCCTTTATTACTAGAGTTTCTGTATTTTTCTCTAAAAGTGAAAGTGAAGTATAGTATTCAATTTGTGTTATTCTATCTTCAATTTTGCCAATATCTCGCATTGTGTATCTGCGATTATTTCTGTGTGTTAGAACAACCTTCTTTAGATCAGAAGTTAAGGCAGGCAATTCTACCTCGGCTACAACCATACCATCCAGAGGATCGTCGGGCATAACAGGCTTCAAAGATGAAACACCTTCGACAATGCCAAATGAACCGTCAGTTCTTATATAAATTTTATCATTTCTGTGCAAATAGTGTTCAAATTGTATGAATATATCACTTTCTGGTACGTAGCATATTTTACTATTAAAAATTCCAGAGTTCGACTTTGTGGATCTAAAGTCCAAAACATCTGCTAATGGGTATGAAGTTCCAGAATCGGTTGATGTATATTTTGGTATATCCGATATTGAAAACCCTGCACCCACTGGATAAGATTCGATTGAAAAGTAATTACCATCGACCGAGTGTTCAAAATAATCAAAAACAATAGCAAGTCTTCCGGTAGGAGGTTGTGCGCCTCTTTTCAATTTGATCGATGCGATATCATAAAAGGAGTCTCTTTGTCCATCATCCAATTCATATCTATCAACAATGTCTACACTGGATGCGGTTGGTGCTGTCGTAAAATCAGAGGACATGTAAATATGTTTTACTCTAATTACATCCTCAACACCTAATGATATACTTTGTAGATCGGTTTTTAATGCATCAGTTAAAACATAATATTGACCACTAGGAGTACCAGTATTCTGATATGTACCTGTTCTTAGTGTTTTTTGCTTTGGCGAGGCATTGTTCTCGCCCGATATTCTACAAGGCACAATAGCTGTTATGTTTCCATCAGGAACCAAAGAGCTAAATGTCACTACAACTTCAGTTGAACTATTAAAAGTCACATTTTCTGCCTTTAGCGTATTGCCTGCGCTATCGGAAAAGAACCATTCAGTTGGCGAATAGGAAGGAAATGCACCTTGATCTGCACTTAAAATGATTGTTATTGTGTTAGATACCGATAACGTTCTAACAAAAAGTTTTTGTGCAGTATAATCAAACTTATCTTCGTCTATAGATCTAATGAATCCTTTAGGAATCACATATAACAGAACACTAGCATCTTGATCTTCCAGATCAGTATAGACTCTACTTATTGTTATATTTGTTTTTGTGCCCGATTTGGCCGCATCTAATTGAACCTTTTGATTGTCCAACGGTGCGTTTACTACATAATACTGATACTTAACTTGATTAGAATCTTCGTGTATGATGCAATCATTTTTGGATAGCTGTTGATACTCAGTTGTTCTCCAATATGTTCCATTCCCAGTCGCTATACCTCTAAAATTTGAGTCGGGTGTTATAGTTATGTCAGCACCCTCGAATGGTTGTGAAAATTGAATTACATCACAAGAAAATCCAGCACTACCAGCTTCACTGGATTGAAAAATAGATTGAACATGTTCAAATGAATGATCATCTTTTGATATTTGTATATCTGTTCGATGCAATCTGTATGCGGCTGCGGAAGTACCAGGAGTTCCGTCATCAAAATCAAAATACAAAACTCTAGCGGTACCTATACAATATGCAGAGTCTATAGTTTTTGTCGGTCCAGTTAGAAATGAACCGTCTGCTGCCGGCGGTGCTTTTGGTGAACTTGAATTTTCCATAAATTCTCTTGTTCTGCTAAAAAGCAAAACTTGCTTCATGGATTGATTTGTTGTGGTAGATTCACCCCATAATGTGATCGGTAGACCTTTAATATTTGTTACTCTAATGAATGGACCTTTCATTGTTCTAACAATTTCCGGTTTTGATGTAACAAAATCCAAAGCCTTTCTGCCCACAAGTCTGGATCTGTCAAGTTTTTCCAGTTCATAACCCTTAACATATGCCTTGCCAGGATCTATTTGATACACCATTCTGGTGTCGGCGGCAGCAAGAAATGCTTCTTCATTGACTCCAGGTAAATATCCATCATTATATACGTGATAACCGGATATTCCCAAAAATTGCTGTCCTATTAATTCGGCCGCATTTGGTGTGCTTCTCTTGAGCATATCCTTGGTATAATGGCCACTATTAGTTCCGTCATTAAAAAATTCACTAGGAACGACAACAAAAGGTTTTATAGTGTAATTACCAGATTCATCAAATGTTCTTCTGGCCAATTCGTCTTGAATTAAATTATAATTTGTTTTGTTAGGAGGCGTTGCGGGAATACCATCAACAAGTCTAATTAATTCTATGAAATTTTTATCAGTTACGGAAGTAGTTGTTAATTTATCAATCGGTCTTGTCGATAATACTAGATCTATTTTTAATCTATGTGCACCTGGTGCTGCATAGTTTGGAGAACCTTGAGCATTATCCAATAAACTCTCATCTTCTTCTGGTGTAACTATAGATTGAACTATTGACAATCCTATGCTTCCCGTATGTCTATCATTTTCAGGATCAACAACAATAGATTGTTGTTTTACTACCGCAAAAAATCCATTAGTAAAATAAACACCTTCTTTAATGTTGGCGCCTGTTCCTGTACCAATTACCGAATTTGAATTGTTTAAGGTTTCTAATTGTATTCCAGAATCTTCTACACTTAATATTTCATTTGCAAGAAATGTTTTTAATGCACCTTGCAATCCACCACTAGACTCTGTTCCGGCAGTTAAATATTTGACATATAATCTTATTACACCAGCTCCATCAATTGGTGTATAATTAACGATTCTTGCTTTTACGCCGGTCGTACTTGATATAACTTTATTTAAAAAATTAGTTTGAATTGCAACATCATCTACAAAATAAATGGAATTGTCAATTCCGCCCGTCTTGTTTACGTATATTTTAACGTAGGTGTAATTTGAATCAAAAGTTGTGATGCCAGGAATGACCATAGCACCTTCTTTGAAGAAGTGTTGTCCCATTCTATCGATTTGGGACTGAAACATAGTTTGTAATTGCGTCAGCTCTCTGGCCTGTACCGCAAACCTTGGTCTGAAAAGCATCCTATAGAATTGCTTATCCGAATCATAATCATCAAAGTAAGGAGCACTTTTTAATTGATCTTTTATATCGGTCATAATGAAATTCCGCTAAAGTGTGATTTTGTTATATTTAGTCGATAATAACCGAGATTATTTTTAGTAGATTTTTATGTTCTAGAATATTATTTGTATAGTGTATCATATACAAATTAAAATTCTATAATAACTTTTATGGTTTCAGTTTGATCTGGCGATCTTAAAATAGGTCTACGATTTTCAAAATAAATTATGTCGCCACTATATTTTTGGACTTCTGGATTCACGATTGCACTAATTGTGGCAGAAGCACTTCCAGAAATTACCGAGTTTCCTACATTAAAGGTTTCGTAACCAGTTTCTGGTATTTGTACAAACACTAAATCTTTATTAGCACCGTTGTCTAATACCTCTATTAAGAAACCCTGTGCGACCCCTGGCGTTTGTTCTACCAATGTACTATCAAGAGCAAAGGTACCTACTATCGAGCTAACAGTGAGTCTCGAACTGGCACTTGCGGTCAACCCTGAAAAAATTGTTCCGGAAGAACCAAATGTTTCTGGATTTCTAATAATGCCAATTTGTCTATAATCATTTGATATTGGAAAATCGCCAGAACCTTCTGAGTAAGTTAAATCGACATTGAGCATAACATAGTGTCCGCCCAATTCTTCGACGGGATCTGCGCCGTGACCTTGACTTGGTGGCAAAACAACAACGACCTGTG